TTATTGTAAAAGTTTTATTGCTTCTTCTAATTCATCTAACTCAGTATGAGTATAAATTTTCTTAGTAAATTCTTTATCCTCATGTCCAGCTAAATTTGATATTACTACATCATTCGCACCAGCTTTATTTAACATACTTGCGAAAGTATGACGAGTATCATGAATTGTATGATTCATTCCTAAATCTTCCATAACTTTTTTAAAATTCATTCTAAATGTATCATAATTAGCTTTTTTATTTACCCCTTTCCATGTAAACAAAAATAACATATTCTCACTCAAAAATGAATCTACAATATTTCTTATTTTATTGTGAATTGGGATAGCTCTAACTCCAGCTGATGTTTTTGACTGTTTTAAAAAGATAAAATTATTTTCAATATCCTCTCTTCTTAAAGATAAGAACTCCTCTATTCTTAATCCTGTGTATATTAAAATACACAGTACTTTACTTATTCTATTATCTAAATTAAATAATATTTCCCTTTCATTTTCTGTAAATATTTTTCTAGTGATAACTCTTTCTCTTTTAATTAACTCTACTAATGCAGAATAGTCTTTGTCAACTATTTCATACTTCAGAGCATATTTGTACATGCCTCTTAATACCACTTTCGCATGATATTGAGATGACCAAGTTTTAATTTCTTTATCAAAAAAATCTTGAAGATCTATTGTTTTTAATTCTGAAAAAATTCTATCTTTTATTTTTGAAATATACCTATTGTAAGATACTTGATAATGCTCTATTGTATTTGGTTTTATTTTTGGCTCATGGATAGCCCACCATCTCTCAAATATATCTTTTACAGTTAATCTTTTTAAATCATATGTATCTTTATTCTTTACATAATTAGCTAAAGCTTCATTAGCTTCAGATGCTTTAGCATAGTATCCTAAAACTTTTCTTTTTGGATTCCCAGTTTCTAAATCATATCCAGTTACAACTATAACCTTAAATGGCTTTCTAAGCTTTCTATCTCTAATCTTATAAATTGTGCCTGTTCCATTTTCTCTACGCATTAAAAAATCACACTCCTTTCAAATTGCATAAAAAGCAAGAGTGTGTTATAATTTGTGTGGATGAACAAAAAAGAGGACACACTCTTTTTAACCCCTTTAGAGTTACGAACTCGAGAGGGGTATTTTTTTATAGTTTTTTAATTAGTTCTATATAGTTATTCCATCTATTCACACACAATTTCGCATACAGATTTTTGCTAGAATCTTTAAATTTGTTAATCAATTTTTCATGCTTTTTCTCATCAATATAGTGTGAATAATATTTTTTAAAATGGTTTAAACATATTTTAGTAGTGTTCATACTCATATCGAAAAAATATTTACAAAATTCCAATGAAGGTATTCTCTTGCCATACTTTAGAAAATAAAAATAAAATGCAACAGGTAAAGGAGAACTACAATGCCTTGCAAAACAATTAGCTTCCTTTTCTAAAATTTTTTCGTATTCATCAGTATCTCTAAAGAATCTTTTTTCATTTTCTCCCTCATCAAGGTGTTTTAAAAAATAATGCCCTAATTCATGAAAAATAGTCCATCTAATTCTCTTAACAGGTTTACTTTCATTAAAAAAGATATGATATAATCCATTATACTTAATGGAAAATCCTTCATCACTAGGTAAAAAATTTAGAAATTGCTTATCTGATAAATCTTTATAAAACTCATTTTTTCTCAATTCTTTTATATATTTCCTGTAAGAACAAATTTTTATGTCATCTCTACAGGCTATAATCTTAAAAGGATTCACAGGCAATATGCCATCTGAGTAATTTATCAAAACCTCATAAGCTTGAGCCTGAGATTTATCATATAACACTTTATTATCTATCCTTACCACAAACATAACCCCTTTACTCATCTTCATTCAATGATTTCATGAAGTTTTTCATCATTGATTTGAAAAGTTTTTTCTTGTCTTCTGATAACTTATTATAATCCCTAGCAACCATTTTAAAATCATCAGACTTATCTAAATCTACATCAGATTTATCTTCTTCCCAATCATATTTTAGACCTGCTTGATATCTATTTTTAATGTCACTTCTTCCCATAAGATAGTCCATGTCAACATTAAAATAATCACATATTTCTTGCAATATTTTTGGTCTAGGAATTCTTTCCCCTCTTTCCCACATGCTGACAGTGCTAAGTCCTACATTAAATATTTTAGCCATCTTTTCTTGTGTTAGTTCTTTTTCAACTCTTAAACTAAGAATTCTATCTTTAATATCAGCCATTTAAAATCACCTCTTAAACCTATTATACACTATTCGTGGAAAAATTCAAGAAAAATTTTCACAAAAAGTGTTGACAAAATTTTTGATGTATGATAATATGAGTTGTATTCACAAAAAGTGAAGTTAAATTTTAAAGTATGGAGGTGGAGTAAATGACAATTGGAGAAAAATTAAAAAAGTTAAGAGGAAAAAAAACTCAATCAGAGTTATCGAGAGAACTTGGAATTTTACCAAGTGCATACTCTAATTATGAAAATGATTATAGAGTACCAAATGATGAGGTAAAGAAAAAAATAGCAACATATTATAAAAAAACAGTAGACGAAATATTTTTTTAAATATTAACTTCACTTTAAGTGAAGATAAAAGAAAAAGGAGAAATATAATGGAAGATTTATATTTTAAAAGTGAAGAAGCAAAAATAATATTTGGACTTGCAGAACTTGGGGGTAAAGCTCAACTGGATTTACTAGGAATTGATTATAGCCACTATTCTGATAAGAAACTAGTGAAAGAGTGGTATACAGAAACAAAAGAAAAAATAGCTAATAGTAAGCATCCAAAACTAGATAAAGCATTAGAAAAATTGGAAATATTATATAAGGGAATGATTGGAAAATAGGGAGGAAGAAGAATGAGAAAAATAGAAACCATACAAGATAAATTTAAAATATTTGAACATAAGGTAAGTAGACCAGTGGCATATAGAGAAATCTACGGAATTAATCAACTTAGTGCATTTGGTAGAGATGGCTCATATTCATCTTGGGATTTCGTTGGAACTAGCAGAGAAGTTAATGAATATGAAAAAAGATGGTGCAGCAGAGGCTCAAATGGTTTTGATTTTATAGGAGTGGAAGTTGTAAAAGGTTTTCAAGGACAAACTAATTATTATGGGGAATAAGGGGGAATAAATGCACTGTAAAATATTTCAAAAATGGGTAAATGTAATACCTTTTCCAGCTGGAATAACACTGGTAGAGGCAGTAGAAATGATAGAAAAATATATAGAAATGGAGGGAGAAAATGAAAAATAAAAATTTTAAAAAAGTAACATTTTTTAACTATTTAAAATTTAAAGTTAAATGGTTTTTAAAAGCAGTGTGGTACTGCATAAATAAGCCTTTGGATATCCTTTTGAAAAGGTTGTGATACATATGGAAAAGAATAACTACACTGTTGGAGAAGCAGCAAAGCTAAAAAGCCGTACTCCGCAATTTATAAGAGAACAAATAAAAGCTGGTAAGATTCCAGGTTGTACTGCAACTAAAATAGGACCCAAAAATTGGAGCTACGACATACCAAAATTGGCATTTGATAACCATTTAAGAGGTACGAATGCCATAGATGTAGAGATTATAAAAGAAGTTGTTAAGGAAGCTTTTAAGGAAGTTCTTAATGACTTGGTGGAAAAAGAAGTGGAAAGGAGGTTAGCACAATGAATAATGCAACAAAAGGGTTAGTAGCTTTAGCAATGTTACTAACAGCTAAAAAGCTAAAAGATAAAAAAGATGAAGAAAATAAAAAAACATCTGCCAATACCGACCAAAGTAGCACAGATGTTCAAAACAAATAGGGTAGGTAAACCCATACTTACCCTTGATTTTACTACAAATAATAAAAAATATCAAGGAGGAATTTTATGCATAAAAATTTATTGATAGAAACAATAAATATTATAGAAAAGAATAATAAATCTTGGGAAGATGTTACAGATGTATTTATTTCTGGGAAATATAATATAGGTAAAGATAAATTTTATAAATTAGCCGCTGCAGCTAATTATGTACTTGGGAATGACCTTATAAACGCAGGATTAATAATAAAAGGAACTGATTTTGTTGTTGAGGTTAGAGAGGAAAACGGATATTTGTCGCATCTAAATTTTATAAATTTGGAAGTTCCAAAAAGAGTTGTAGAAGATCCTAAACTTTTTACTTTATTAAATTTTGAATATGTGTGGGATTAAGGAGTTGATGTAAATGTTAAAAACAAAATTTATAGATAAGATTTTGGAAGTTATGCAAGATGAAGCTCACAGAATTTGGATAGATAGCAAAGAGGTTACTGTTTGCTTTAAAGATAGCAAAGATGTTGATGGTAATGCAGAAATACTTAAACATATTTATACTCTACAACTTAATAAAGTTGTTGGAAAGTACAGAATAAGAATAGATTACGAGTTTAAAAATATAGAAATTCATAAAAATAATAAGTTTGTATGTTTAAGAAACTTTAAGAGTTGTGATAATAAAATTTGGACTGCAATAATGAAAGAAATTGAAGAAGATAAGGTGAAAAATAATGATAAATAGATGGGAAGTGTTGATACAACTATTAAGTAAATTTTAGGAGATGACAATGCAAGAATATAAAAATTTTATTTTTAATAAATCTACTTCAATTATAAGTAGTGGATTTGATATTAATAAAAAAGGACTAAATGAAAATTTATATGAATTTCAAAAAGATATAGTTAGATGGGCATTAAAAAAAGGAAAAGCAGCAATATTTGCAGATTGTGGTTTAGGTAAAACTATTATGCAACTTGAATGGGCCAATAAAGTGTATGAACACACTGGAAGAAATGTTTTAATACTTGCTCCATTAGCTGTATCAACGCAAACAAAAATGGAAGGCAAGACATTTGGTATTGATGTAAATATATGTGAAAGTCAATCAGATGTAGTTCCTGGAATAAATATAACTAACTATGAAAAATTAGATAAGTTTGTAGCAAATGAATTTGGTGGAATAGTTTTAGATGAAAGTTCAATATTAAAGAGCTTCACTGGAAAAATAAGAAATCAAATAATTGAAAACTTTTCACATTGTCCTTTTAGGTTAGCATGTACGGCAACACCAGCTCCAAATGATTATATGGAACTTGGAAATCATGCTGAATTTTTAGGAATAATGACAAGAAATGAAATGTTATCAATGTACTTTATTCATGATGGTAGTGATACATCAAAATGGAGATTAAAAGGGCATGCAGATAAAATATTCTGGCAATGGATGGCTAGTTGGTGTGTATTTATTGATAATCCAAATAGCTTGGGATATGAAATAGATGGTTATACATTGCCAAAATTAAATATATTTGAAATCATAGCTGATGGTACTGATTTTTCTAATGAGAAACTAACTCTTACACAAAGAAGAAATGTAAGAAAAGAAACATTAAATATCAGATGTCAAAAAGCTGCTGATATAGTTAATAGTTCAAATGAGCAATGGCTTATATGGTGTAGCTTAAATGATGAATCAGCTAAATTAAAAGAGTATATAAATGAGAGTTATGAAGTAAAAGGTTCAGATAATTCAAAATATAAGGCTGAAACAATGATTAAATTTTCAAATAATGAAATAAAATCATTAGTTACAAAACCATCAATAGCAGGTTTTGGAATGAACTGGCAACAATGCAACAATATGATATTTGTTGGACTATCTGACAGTTATGAGCAATATTATCAGGCTATTAGAAGATGTTGGAGATTTGGGCAAGTAAAAGAAGTAAATGTGTACATAATTCTTTCTGCAAAAGAAGGAACAGTTAAAGAAAACATTGCTAGAAAAGAAGAAGATGCAAAATACATGCAATCTCAAATGGTGGAATTAACTAAAGAAATAACACAAAAAGAATTACACTCAACATCAAGAATAGTAACTAAATATATACCTCAAATAGAAATGATATTACCAAAATGGGAGGAAATGATATGCAAGCTTTAAATATATATGTGGCTCATCCTTATGATGGCCAAGAAGAAAACAAAAAGAAAGTAGAAGAATTTATAAAACTTTTAATAAAGAAAAACATTTTTCATAAACCAAATTTTATATCACCAACCCATAATTATGGATATTTATACAATAATATGGAATATGAAAAAGGGATAGATTTATGTTTAAATCTATTAAATGAGTGTGATATTCTTCTTATTCCAAAATTTGAAAAAATAAAAATGTCAAAGGGATGTTTAATTGAATTAGGATATGCAAAGCATAAAGGGATGAAAATAATTCATTGGGAGGATGTGGTGTCAATCAATGAAAGTAATTAATCAAATAGTAAAAGATAAATACTCAATATATCATGGAGATAGTGTAGAAGTTATACAAGGAATACCTGATAATTCAATACATTACTCTATATTTAGTCCACCATTTGCTAGTTTATATACTTATTCAAATAGTGATAGAGATATGGGAAATAGCAAAAATGATAAAGAGTTTTATAAACATTTTAGATTTTTAGTAAAAGAATTATATAGAGTTCTTATGCCAGGAAGATTAATAAGTATTCATTGTATGGATTTACCTATGATGAAATCAAAAGATGGAGTAATAGGTTTAAAAGATTTTCCAGGAGAAATAATAAGATTATTTCAAGAAGTGGGCTTTATATACCATTCAAAAGTAACTATATATAAAGATCCATTAGTTGAAGCAACAAGAACCAAAGCACTAGGTTTATTACATAAACAATTATGTAAAGATTCAAGTTTATGTAGAAATGGTTTACCTGATTATATTGTTACATTCAGAAAAGATGGGGAAAATACTGAAAGAATAGAACATCCTGAAGGTCTTACTAGATTTTATGGAGAAAATGAACCAGAAGGAATAAAAGGAGATAGACCAGAACCTGATCCTGAAAAAGTAAAAAATAAAGAAAAATATAATGAATTGCCTGTTTATTCTCACCAAGTATGGAGAAGATATGCCAATCCAGTTTGGATGGATATTAGACAAACAAATACATTAAATAGAACAAAAGCAAGATCAGAAGAAGATGAAAGACATATATGTCCTTTACAACTTGATGTAATTGCAAGATGTATAGAACTATGGACTAATCCAAATGATATAGTTTTAGATCCATTTATGGGAATTGGAAGTACACAATATATGGCACTAAAAATGGATAGAAGAAGTTTGGGAATTGAATTAAAAGAAGCATATTTTAACCAGGCTAAATTAAATCTTGAAACATTAGAAGAGGAAAAAGCAAAAGTAAAATTAGAACAATCATCTTTATTTGAAGATACGGAGGAATAGATTATGACAGTTAAAGAATTAAGAGAAGAAGCAAAAAGTTTAGGATTAGTAGGATATAGTAAATTAAATAAAGCAGATTTAGAACAATTAATAAGTGTTACTAAATCAGAAGTAATAGAAATGACAAAAGAAGAGTTTGAAACTTCTGTAACAGCAAATACTGAAAATACAAAAGTTCTTGGTTATGATAATGAAGATGATTGGCATGAACTTAGAGCAAAAAGAATAGGTGGAAGTGATATAGGGGCAATAATTGGTGTAAATCCTTACAAGTCTATTATAGATGTTTACATAGACAAAACAGAGGGTAGTACATTTAAAGGAAATGCTGCAACTCATTGGGGGCATATGTTAGAGGGAACAGTTATAAAAGAGTTTGCTAATAGACATAGTGAATTAATTGTATACGAAGCACCATATTCTATTGTGGATAATTTCTTTATAGCCAATTTAGATGGGGTTTTAAAAGATAAGGAAACAGAAGATTATGGAGTGTTAGAAATTAAAACAACTTCTATTTGGAACAAAAAAGAATGGGAAGAAGATACAATTCCTCAAAGTTATTATGCTCAAGTACAGCATTATCTTATGTTAACAGGATATAAATTTGCTTATGTTGCAGTTCTGATTGGAGGACAACAATATAAGGAATTTAAAGTGGAAAGAAGTGAAGAAGATATAGAACTTATTAGAAATAAAGCTACTGAGTTCTACAATGAAAATATTTTAAAACTAATACCACCTATGCCAGATGGTTCAGATGCCTATATGGACCACTTGAAGAAAAAAGCATTAGAAATAGAAAATAATGAAGTTGTGGAGTTTGATTATTTAGAAGAAAAAGCTGCAAAAGTTAAAGAATTAGGTAAACAAATTAATTCTTTAAAGAAAGACCAGGACCTTTTAAAAGAAGAGATAATGTTGGAACTTATAAATAATGGTACTCAAAAAGGAGTTGCTGGGAAACATAAATTTAATATTCAGAGCAAAAAAAATCCTGATTTTGAGGCTATGGCAAAAGAAAATTTAGAGCTAATGGAACAATATAAAGAATTAGAAAGTAAACATCAAAAAACATCAAAATTTTTAATGGTTAGATAAGGAAGGAATTGAATATGATAAGTGATAATATTTTAAAATGGTATACAGATGAAGTTTTAAGAGATAGATATAACATTAAAGGTTGGGATTTAATAGAAAAGCAAATAAAAGAGAAGAAAACAAAATTGGTTTTTGAAACATCAAATACAAAAATGTCACTTGAATTTAAAGATTTAAGTGAAACAACAATAATTTTTAATAATATGGTTTGTAAAGAAGAAAGACCAAAAACAAAGATAAATGGTGTTGAATATTATTTAGAAGAAGCTATTTGGGCAGAAGTTTTTGATGAAAAATTATTAAATAAAGGTTTAGAACTTGCAGATATGACTATTGAAGAAATAGAAGCAACAGCGATAGGTTGCATAGAAAAAGCATTTGAAAGAATGAAAGATATAAAAACAAATGGTAATATGCCACTTTTTGTAGAAGAAGATATTGGAGAAGCTGAAATCGTAGAATATAAAGGAGAGTAGATAAAATGGGAACAACAACAGCAAGAAATAGTTTAACAACAAGTAACAAAACAACAGCAGTAACAGAAAAAAAAGGAAAAACAATAATTGATTTAGTTCAATTAAGTAAAAATCAATTTGCTAATGCTTTGCCAAAACATATAAATACTGATAGATTTGTAAGAATAGCTATTACAACTATTAGACAAAATCCAAAGTTAGCACAATGTAATCAAGAAAGTCTGTTAGGAGCATTAATGGTATCTGCTCAACTTGGATTAGAACCAGGAGTGCTTGGACAATGTTATTTAATACCATTTGAAAATAAGAAATCTGGTACTGTTGAGTGTCAGTTTCAAATAGGATATAAAGGACTTATTGAATTATTAAGAAGAAGTGGACAGTTATCTGACATATACAGTTATACAGTATATGAAAATGATGATTTTAACATTGAATATGGATTATCAAGAACATTAACACATAAGCCAAATTTTAATGAAAGAGGAGAAATAAAAGGCTTTTATGCAGTAGCAATATTAAAAGATGGAGCTAAGGCATTTGAGTATATGACAAAAGATGAAATTACAAAACATGAAGAAAAGTACAGAAAAGGGTCATATAAAAATGATGTATGGAATAAGAACTTTGAAGAAATGGCACAAAAAACAGTAGTTAAAAAGCTATTAAAATGGTTACCGGTGTCAGTTGAATTTTTAGAAATGGCAAATAAGGATGAAAAATCATTCAAGGTTGCTGATGAAAAAACTGGAGAAACAGAAGAAATAATCGTTTTAGAAGATGGAATGGTTGTGAATGGAGAAACTGGAGAAGTAATAGAAGAACCAAAAGATAATGGAAAGGATATGGATAAGGTTGTAGAGGGATTATTCCCAAACAATCAATAATTTAATTGAGCTGGGCTAAATTTTTAGCTCAGTTCTATCATAAATATAAGGAGTATTATAAATGACTGATATAGATAAACAATATCAAGAAGATATAGAATTTTTAAAAAATAATTATTCAAAAGAAATGCAGGAATATGAAAAAATTGGAAATAGAGGTAACTTCAATAAAATTATTGATAGAGTAAGAAAATTAAATAAATATGAAATTGAATTAGATAGTTTTTATTCAGATGAAGACAAAATACTTGGATTAACACATTTTAGCTCAGATGCAGGAAAAATAACTTTTCAATTTCATGATTTTTATAGTTTTGATGCAAAAGTAGATATGGAACATTATTTAGAAGGAAAAAAATACAATCTTGATTTATGGTTTGAATATGATATTGTGGACTTTGAAATTTTAGAGGCTGCATATATAGGGATGAAAGAAATTAAGAAGATAATTGATGATGTTATTGATGGAGGAAATAAAGATGAATGAATTACAAATTTTTAAAAACAAAAAGTTTGGAGAAATAAGAACAATTATAGATAAAAATAATAATGTTTGGTTCTGTTTAAAAGATGTCTGTGATATTTTAGGGATAGTGAATCCTAGTAATGTTAAGAAAAGAATAAAATCTAGCTACCTACACGAAATAGAGGTAGGCATAAATACTGGACTTGCAGTTCAAAATATAAAAATGACATTTATTAATGAACCAGGATTATATGATTGTATTTTTGCAAGTAATAAACCTGAAGCTTTGGAAATTAAAGATTGGGTATTTGAGGATATACTTCCAAGTATTAGAAAAACTGGAATGTATATGACAGATAATGTTTTTGATGCAATTATGCAAAATCCAGAAAAAATAGGACATTTTCTAATTGAATATGGAAAAACAAGAAAAGAAAATGAAAAATTAATATTAGAGAACAAAGAAAAAGATAAACAAATAACAGAATTAAAACCAGCAAAAGAATATGTAGATAAAATCTTATCTACTGAAGATACTATGACAATAACTCAAATAGCAGCAGATTATGGTTTATCTGGACTTAGATTAAATCAAATATTACATCAAAAAAGATTTATTAGAAATGTTGGGGGACAATGGCTTTTATATACAGAACATATGAATAAAGGCTATACAAGGTCTGAAACAATAATAATTAAAAGAAAAGATGGAACAGAAAAAGTTGTACCTGCAACTAAGTGGACTCAAAAAGGAAGATTGAAAATTCACCAAATTTTAACTGAACTTGGAATCTTAATTTTAACTGAACTTGGAATCTTAGCAAATGTAGATAAAGAAAAGAAAATTTCTTAATAAGGAGCTTATGTAGATGGAAAATAACATAGAAATAAAATTTGAAAAAATAGAAGTAACAGAAGAGAATATGAAGAAACTTTTAAATAAAATAGGTCAATTAAAATGGGAATTAAATGATGTAAAATACTGGGAAAATTATTATAAAAATAGAGTTAAATTTTGGTTAAATGAAAATGATAAGGAAATTGAAAAAAAACAAAAATTAATCAAATTTAATATAGCTCTAATAATAGCTTTATTCCTAGAAAGTTCCATACTTGTCTTATTAGCTTTAAATTTTAAATAATAAAAGGAGGTAAGGGACTTGAAAGAAAAAGAACCATTTTACCAAGTCCCGAAGAACCTCTTCGGGTTATATAGGGAGGGTAAGATTAATCATATTGCTTGTTTTATTTATATGTTAATTCTGGATAGATATAAATTATCTATGAAAAATAATTTAGTAGATAAAGAAGGAAGAGTATATGTTTTATACACTTATGAAGAAATATCTGCTGAACTAAATTTAAAAAGAAGAAATTCTATATCAGAAGCTATAAAAGATCTTGAAAAACTTAATCTTATAGAGAAAAAAAGAAGGTTTAATAAAAGTACTGTTTTTTACATAAACGATACTCTTAATAGTAACGAAAACGATACTCTTAATAGTAACGAAAACGATACTCTTAATAGTAACGAAAACGATACTCTTAATAGTAACGAAAACGATACTCTTAATAGTAACGAAAACGATACTCTTAATAGTAACGAAAACGATACTCTTAATAGTAACGAAAACGATACTCTAATAATAACTACTAATAAGAATAACTTAAATAAGAACTACTATAATAACAACAATAAAGAAAATGTTGTTGCTGGAGTTATAAGACAAGAAATTAAATTCTTGATAAAAACAAGAAATATAAAAATAGAGAATATTCTTAAATATTGTAGTGATATAGAAAGAATAAAACAGGTTTTTGAATATGCAGATAAAAACAATAAAGCTGACGGCTGGATTATAGCTTGTCTTAGAGATAACTACACTCTAAAACAAGAAGAAAATAATCAGGACCAGGAAAAAGACTATGACATAACAATAGATGAAGCATTAAAAAGGAGCAGAAAAAAGAGATGATAAAGACTATAAGTGAAATAGCTTCTGTTTCTGATATAAGAAATCTGGAAATTCCAGAGGAAGAAATAATATTAAATGAGCATTCAAAAATACTTGAAAGATGTGAAATTTGTAAGGAAGTTATTAAATATAAGACTAATAATTATGAATTTATGAGAGATTGTAAATGTATGAGGAAATACAGAGTTGAAGCCAAATTAAATAAATTCAAAAATTTATCAATAACTGATAGAAATTTTAAAAGTGATATTTTTATGAATGCAAAAATTGAAAAAAATGGAGCAGAAGCTGAATTATATAGAAAAATTAAGAACTATGTAAAAGGCTTTGATGAAGTTTTAAAATTAAATGATGGATTGTTATTTAAGGGAAATTGTGGTACTGGAAAGACTTTTTTAGCAAATTGTATTTGCAACTTCTTGATTGACAAGGGTTATGCAGTTTTAAGTTTTAAACTTGCTGATTATCTAAGAGTTCTAAGAGAAGATTTTGAAAAGAAAATAGGTCTTGAAGGTAAGTTATTAGAAGCTATAAAAGAAGCAGATATGCTATTTATAGATGATTTAGGTAGTGAAAAACTATCTGAGGATTGGGGAAAAGAGAAACTTTGCACTTTAATAGATACTAGATATAGTGCAAGAAAGCCTATTCTAATAACTACAAATCTTACAGCAACAGAAATGGTGGACTTTCTAAGATATAAAAATACAGATAAAATCTTAGACAGAATTAATCAAATGACAAAAACTTTTGATTTTACTTGGGAAACTAAGAGAAAACCAAATAAAAAAAGTTTTTGGGAAAGTTAAAAATCAAAATAATCGTTTAGAGGTTGTTTTTAAGATTTTTAAAATTAAAAATGATAAATTATAGCATTAAGGTAGTTGAAATAATTTTTAAGACTATGTGGCTAACTCAAAATTTATTTTAAAACTTCTTTATAACCTCAAAAATGAGTTAAAGAAAAATTAAGGAGAAAAATTTATGATTTTTATAAGTGGGAACACTCCAAGTTCTAAAAATAGTAAGCAGTTTGTAACTTTAAAGAATGGTAAAAAGTTGCTTTTAAATTCTAAAATCGTAAGAAAATATATAGATAAATCAGAAATGGATTGGATATTTAATAAAACAGAGTTTTTTAAAATGCTAAAAGGCAAGAACAAACCTTATAAAATAGAACTTTATTTTATTAGAGATTCAAGAAGAAAATTTGATTATATCAATGCTGCACAAATAATTTTTGATTTGATGCAGGAATATGGCTATATAGAAGATGATGATAGCACAAATGTAATTCCAGTTTTTAAAGGTTTTGAAGTTGATAAGGCTAGAACTGGAGTAGAAATAAGTGTAATTTAAAAGATTTTCAAGCATTTAAGGAGGAGTAAATGGAAAATAAAAATATAGACAATGTAAACAATCCAAACCACTATAAACTTGGTTGTGGTGTTGAAAGTATAGAAATAATAAAAAGAGTTTTGGGATTAAAAGGCTTTGTAGCTTTCTGCTTAGGAAACATCCTTGAATATTTAATAAGAGCAGAAAAGAAAAATAGATTAGAAGACTATAAGAAGGCTGCTAAGTATTTGGAATGGGTTATAGAAAGAGATAGTCATGATAAATATACAGTTATACAAATTATTGATATAAACGATTTAGAAAAAGATTTAGGTGTTGAATGGAGTAAAATCATTTCAGAAATAGCAAAAGATTTGAATATAGAAAATGCTTTTGAATTAGATAGCATTTTTAGAAATATTTTCAGTGAAAATTATGAAATGGCTAGGGATATCCTGGAAGATTTTATAAAAGAATATGAGGAGTAAACTATGCAAAAGATAAGAATTACTCATAAAGATGGAGATATGCAAGGAATTACATTAATCTATCTTATAAACAAATATCTAAAAATAAATAGAGAGCTCTGGGATAAAGAAAATATGTTTTTGAACAGATATTACAAAGCTATTTTAATAAGAGCCATAAAAGCTTCTGAGAAAATAGTTATTAAGTTTCAAAAACATATAAACTACAATGCAGAAAAAGAAATACTAAAAGTCTTAGATGAAGTATTTGCTGCATACGGACATAAAGAAACAGGTGATGACCTGGAATTACTTAGAACAATGTTTCTTGTGATAATGATGTTTGGAACTATTAACTTTCATAAAAGAAACATGATTGGAGTAGTTTTAAAGTCTATGATAACAGATGTAGTTAATGCTTTTAAAGATTTTAAAACTATGTGGATAAGAGATATTGATGATAGTGTAATCAGACTGGAGGAGCGGTTATGACAGATAGAGAAAAATTAGATATTGCTATTAAGAAATGTTTTGAATTACTGGAAGAATTAAAAGAAACTTCTAAGAAAAGAGTATTTTCAAAAGTAGATATAAATAAAAGTGCTGTTAAAAGAACTAGAATTATGATTAATCAATATTTGAAGGGTGTTGAAAGAAATGAATATTAAAACTAAATTTGATGGATATATTGTTAAAGTGGGAGATAGAGAAATAAAAGTTAGGGATAGAGTTTTAATGGATAACAATAAACAGACTCTAGGACATGGGAAAATATATGAAGTAGTTGGGATAAAAGAAGCTATTGAAAATGAACATGCTGCATATTATAAATTAAAAAGAGAAGATGAAACAACGTTAGAAGTTGAAGCTCGTTGGTTTGATAGCACTTGCAATAAGACATATTTGATTGAGGAATAATGGAGGAAGTAATGGAAAAAGAAAAGGTATTAGAGATAGAAATAACTAAGCTAAATAATGAATATAGTTTAGCAATAGTTAAAAAAATGAATAGAAAAGTTATAGAAGAAAAAAAGAAATACAAATTCGGGTATGCAGATAGTTCGAACTTAGAAACTAACAGTGAACTTCATAAAGAACCTAATTTTCGCACTTATATTTCAGATACTATACTATGTTCTGATTTATATCTTAATAGTGAAAATGATTGTTTTACTATTAAAAATAATCTTGTAGAAAGTTTAGAATTATTTTTACAAAAATTTAATGAAAAATATGGAATTCAAAAAAGATGGAGAGCAGAAAAAGAAAAAGAATATTTTTTTGTTACTGGAACAAGCGAAATTACAACTGATGAAGAATATTACAACGAAGCTGACGATGCCAGATATGAATTAGGAAACTATTTTAAAACTAAAGAAGAAGCACAAAAAGTTATAGATAGCAAAGAATGGCAAGAGTTCTGGGCTAAGGTAAGAGCAGGAGAGATTGGAAATGATTAAAATAATAAAAAATAATGAAATAAATAAAAATACAAGATATAAATTTTATGCTACTGGATGTAATTGTTGTAATAGGACTAATAATATAAATATATTAGAAATTAAAGCAGATGGCTCTAACTCAGGAACAATAATACCTATATGTGATAAATGTTTACAAGAACTAAAAAAGAAGATAGAAGATTTGGAGGTTGAAAATGTGGAAGTGTAAAGAATGTGGAGGAACTAATTTTAAAGCACATTTAGATAGTTCTATTTCATCAGGAATAATTTTAAGACATAAAAATTTTGTTGTAGAAAGCTCTAATGTAATTGCTTTTGAATGTCAAAATTGCAATTGTTATCATGAGGACATAGAAGAATTAGCTGATTGGGAGGAAGAAGATGAGAGAGATTAAATTTAGAGCTTGGCATAAAGAAGAAAAGATAATAGGGGAAGTGCTAGGTATTGATATTCTCCATAAAGAAATATTTTTTTCAAATGAAGATGTTGATTGTTATGAACATGTAGATTTTAAAAATATTGAACTTATGCAATACACAGGAATGAAGGATGTAACTGAAAAAGAAATATATGAGGGAGATGTGGTAAAACTAATCCATACAGGAATTGAAATATCAGCTGATAGATTAGAAGATTTAAAAAGATTTGTAGGAATCATTAAATATGAAAATGGAATATTTAAA